TTCCAGTTCTTTGGTCACACGTTGAACTGCTGCGGTATGTTCTTCTACGCCAACCATCGCAACCCAGCGTTTAGCGTAGGCAGCGAGAACAGCATCATTCTCCTCTTCCGTATTACCAATACCCACCAGGCTAGTACGAAGGTCATCCATATTCTTAGCGAGCAAGCGAGCATTCTTTTCGCGTGTTGCTCCCAAACCTTCTACTTGACCGTTAGCTGCTCGCTCGCGTTCGGACAAATCGTCCATCGCCTTTTTGATATCCTTCGCCAGAGCCAATTGATGTGTCTGTTCTTTGCCGTAGTCGCGAATACCTGCTGTTGCCTTTTCTTGAGCGTAGAACATCTGCTGAAGCTGCTCAACAACAGTCTTACCTTCATAACCGGCAGCCTTCAACTTTTCAACTACCTGACCCATTGGTCCGCCTTCTTTCGGCATCGCCAACATTACTTCTTTAGCCTTCGTCAAGGCTTCCGCAAACATGCGAGCATCTTCGCCACCGACCTTAACAGCATCTAGTTCAGACACCTTACCTTTAGCAACTTCGATGTCCTTGGTAATTTTCTGAACCCATGTCTCCCACTTCTTATTCTCAGGAGGCTTAGGCTCAGTCTCAGTAGCAATCTTCAACTGATCGAGCTCACCCAGTATCTTGCGCATTGCTTCATACTGAACCCCAATAGCTGCAACTTTGTCGCGTTGAGCCTTAACTTGAGGATCTGTATCGACCGAAACCTTTTCACCTGGCTTATGTGATGCGATAGGATTTGGAACGTAACTTTGTTCCATCTTCCTAAGGATGGCAGATTGATCCCCGAAGGTACGAGAAATTTCTTCCAGACGTCCTTTAGCCTGTTCGACCATACGCTTCTGAACTTGGCCTTGTGTCTCGCCAAGCTTGTTCTGCTGATCAATCCATTCCTGCATACGGCCTGTTAGATCGTCGCCGGCCAGCTTAGCTTCATTCGTCTTGTCCTTGAAATAAGCATATGCAACACCAGCACCAATCAGTGCGGCACCCATCTTGACTAAGAAACCAATGATTGTGGTCGTCTCAATTGCGATGATAGCTGTGCGAAGCCCAGTCAGAGCACCAATGACAGTTGCAATAATAGCAGGCAAAGCTATTAAGAGGCGAAGAACAGCGTAGCCAGCTCCAGCCCCAGCAAACGCAGCCATTACAGCCATCAGATCAGACATATGCGTACGCATATAGTCAATGGCTTTGGTCACTTCGATGATTGCCAAAGTCCAGACCTTACTAAAGCCAGTTGCTTCGTCGACGGCCTTCCAGAATTCAAACATGGAGTTGCCTAAGACGTTAACCTTAGCGGATAAGGTTTCAGCCCCTTTCTGAGCTCCAGGCCCGAAAGTGTCCATCATCTTCTGAGCTAATGCAGGCTCAAAGACTTTAGACATTAAAGTACCGGCCTTCATCATGGCAACAAGCTGGCCCGGATCAATCTTCATAGCGGCAGCGCCAAGCTCGAAGATACCCGGAATCAACTGACCTAACTGTTTCTTCAATTCTTCCGACTGAACAGTTGTCTTGTCGAGCATCTGCTCGAAGGCCAAGAAAGCTCGACCTGTTTGCTCTGTTGACCAGCGATTTGCTGCTGCTGTGACCGTGATGGCTTCATAGATCTTGCGCTGATCCTGCATCGATACGTTGTTCAAACGTGCAGCAGCAGTAAATCTCGCGTAAGGTTCGACGAGGCCTTTAACCTCCAAACCGAGTTTGTTTGCAGACTTCAGGACGAAATCATATTCCTGACCAACAAGAGTGGCAGAACCAGCGCTAGTTGTTAAGATGGCATCGAACTTTTGTTGTGCCGACGTGGCTGCAATAGCATTCTCGGAGACCTTGAATAGTGCAGTGCCCATTGCAACAGCACCACCAACGAATAGAGCCATCCCAACTGTATTGGAATCCAGCAGGCTCGTCATCACAGCAATACGCGAACCAACACCAGATAATGGACCTAAAGCCAATGTTGTGGCTTTCGAGAGGTCATGCATTGCTAGACTTAAAGCGCTGGTAGGCTTTTCAGCTCCTGCCATAGCCACTCGAGTGGCCAGCATTGCATCATTGAGTTTTTGCTGTGCCGCGATAATGTCATTCTGCTTACCGCCTTGGAGTGCGACTCCAAGACCTGATAGCGCAGCATTATTCTCATCCGCAAAGCTGTTTGGGATGTTGCTCCGCATCACGCGAGCGTTCATGTACTGAACGTTCCGCGTAGCGCCGATCAATCGCGTTTGCTGTTGTTGGGCAGTTGCAGCAGCTGCTAAGTTCTCCCTGATTTCTCGAGTAGTCTGCCCAAGCTCCATGTTATATTCACGTTGAGCTTCCTTAAGCTTAATCGTGGACAAATCGGCTGTATCAAGCGCAGCAGCAAACTTGGTATAAATCGGAGCAAAACGCTCTATATCCGTTTCAGAGGCACCGCGACTCTTAAGCCGGGATTCAATGTTGGCAGTACGTTCCCACGCAGCCACTAAAGCATTCTGCCGCTGTTCCAGTAAAGCGGTAGTAGAGACTTGTTCCTGAATAGCTCTAGTCGCTTGCTGTGCTGCAGCAGCTAAGCCAACTTGGGCTCGGACAAATTCGTGAGATTCCATCCCGCCGCCCGTTTTGGTAACGACGTCGACAAGAGCTTGATATTGTTGGGTAAGCTTACTAACAGCCTCTTCACCGGCGCTAACGCCAACAAGCTTGTCGGTTAGAGCGGAAACACGATCGAACGCGCTGGTAAGAACGCGCTCGATTTTCGTGTAAGTTGCATATTGCCTTTGGCCGGCCTCATCCGTGAGGTTAGCAGCCTTCGTAACTTGGTCGCCGAACTTTCGCAGCGTCTCAAGGCTTTCAAGCAGCGCGTCATCATGGGCTTCAAGGTTGAAGCCTACGGTACCCAGTTCAACGTTCTTGCCGCTCATTGTTTGCCTTAATGTATACTACGTGGCGGAATAATTCGTCAAGAGGCATCTGCCGAACTTCCGCCTCCGTCTTATGCAAGCCATGACATACTATCATCACTGCCTGCATAAGACCGTTCGTGCGGATTACTTTTTTGCGGCCACCTCCTGCGCCTTCGGATTCATGTTGTCGGTGATGGCTGTCATCAGACCCGTATAGACGTGATCGGCCGGCAGTTGCATCAGCATGTCGAAGTCAGCTTCTTCGAAGAGCTGTTCGCTGGAGCCGGGGATGTAGCAACAGCTGATCATCATGCGCGAGATGCGTTGGCGCATATTGTCGCTGCCCATGTTATCGAGCATCTGGCCGACTTGAGCCTGACGCACTTCGATGAACTGTTCGGTAGCCAGGCCATCGCTATCGCTCACGAGGCCGATAGACACGAGCTTGGAAGAGGGTTGTGCGCCAAAGATTTTGGCGCGTAGTTGGTCGCGGAGAGCTGAGGACATTTGATTTACCTTTCGTTTTGGTACTTGCTTGGGCACGAGCAAGAAACGCGGGATCCTAAAGACTAGGATCCAGGACAGAAATAATGCTAGGAATGCTGCCATCATTCAATCGGCAACCGATAGGTACCGGTATCTCCCGGCTCTACAATATAACGAAAGTTGGCTACAAACATTGGGCGCGTATTATTGTCTTGTCCTAAATAGGCAATACCACCGAGTTGATTACATGCCCTATACGTATCACCGTTAAGGATTTCAGTACGAATGCCGATAAGGGCTTTACAGACCTTTGCAATGTGCGCAGACGCCTGGGCGTAACCAGAAGGACGACCTCGTACCATTACTTGTACAGAAGGATAGTCCAAAAGCAAATGAGGCAGAGGATTTAATCCTCCTGCCATATTGATCAAAGTTACGCTATCCGGTTTATCAGGCGGATGTCCGACATAAATATCAAAAGGATTTGTTCCACCGTAAGACCCAAGGCCTGCTAATACGAGCAAGTCTTTTGTCGATATTGCAGCGTCATACATATTTTAACCCAACATAGATGCATAACCAGCCGCTATATCTTCAAGCATTCTATCAACACCTTCTTCCATTGCCGCTTGAAGATACTTAGAACGTGTTGGTGCTTCGTGCTTAAGCCAGACAAATTCATGAACTAAAGCAGCATACCAAGCTACGTCATCGCCGAAGGTGATATTTGCGTAAG